ATATGGCATATGTTTTAGCAAATTTACAATCTGATATTAGAAGTTACACAGAAGTAGATGATTCTGTTTTAACAGATGCAATTTTAAAGACTATTATTCAAAATGCTGAAAATGAAATTTACAGAGAAGTAGATTCTGATGTTTCTAATTTTTATGCAACATCAAACACAGTAGCAGGGAATAAATTTATAACTATTCCTTCAGATTTAAGAATAATTAGATATGTAGAATTAACAGATTCAAGTGGAAAACAAGTTTTTTTAGATAAAAGAGATCCAAGTTTTATGGCTGAATATTATGACACTCCTGGAACAGCTTCAGGGTTTCCTAAATATTATGCTAGTTGGGATGAAAATTTTTGGTTAGTTGCTCCTACTCCCGATGCTGCATATGCTATAACATTAGCATATACAAGACAACCAGACAGTATTACAAGTACTACTCAACCAAGTGGTGCTCCTGCGGCGACGAATGGAACTTATGTGAGTAACAAATATCAAGATATGCTTTTGTACTGTTGTTTAAAAAACGCATATGGATACTTGAAAGGACCAGCAGATCTGATACAATACTACACAACAGCTTTTAGAACTGCAATGGCTTCATATGGCGTTGAACAACAAGGCCGAAGAAGAAGAGGCGAATATGACGATGGTGTTATTCGAACTCCAATTAAATCAGACTCACCATCAACTTATTAATAAGGAGAAAACAACATGGCAAATATAGTACCTTACTCATTTGGAGGAGCTCTTTTATCTGCACAACATGACTTTGCAACTGGAGGCCACACTTACAAGTTAGCTTTGTACACAACAAACCCATATACAGAAAGTAGCACTGTATTTGCAGGTGGTACAGGTAACGGTGAAGTAGATCCTGCTGGTAGTACAAACTATGTTGCAGGTGGAAACGTTCTTACAAGTCAAGCGGTAGCATCTTCTACATTGGTAGCAACAGTAGACTTTGCAAATGCAGTATGGGGAGCAGCAACAACAGGAGCTGCAACTTTTGGTGCTGCATTCGGAGCAATCTACAATACAAATACAGTAGATGGAACTGCAGACAGATTAGTGGTGGTATTAGATTTTGGTGGAACTAAAACAGCAACGGCTGGTGACTTTACAGTTGCCTTCCCTGATCCTACATCAGGTTCACCTGCTGGTACTGGTGCTATCATAAGTTTAAACGCTAACTAATAACAGGAGTAAAAATTTATGGCGTTAGTAATTAACGATAGAGTTAAGGAAACAAGTACTTCAACTGGTACAAGTCAAACAACTTGGACTTTAGCTGGAGCTGCTATGGGTTTTCAAACTTTTAATGCGGGAGTGGGAAGTGGAAACACAACTTACTATTGTATTTTTAATCAAGGAACTTCTCAGTGGGAAGTTGGTCTAGGTACTTTAAGCACTTCAACTAATTTACAAAGAACAACTATTCTTGATAACTCTGACAATAATACTTCAGCAATAGATTTTTCTACAGGAACTAAAGATGTTTTTTGTACATTGCCCGCAAGTAAGGCAGTTTACTTA